TGGCGCCGTCGTAGATGTCCACCTCGTACGCCTCCGTCTCTTCGCCAAGCGGAACAGGGCCAGCTAGGCCGGCAGAGCGCAGGCGCGACCGTCGCACCCAATCAACCGTGAGGTTGTTGCTGCCATCCCGAACGCCAAGCACATGCACAGGCGACAGCGGCGTCATGCCTACCCCGTTGTTCGTGAACTGCTGGGCGGTCACGTCGGCCTGATCTGTCAGCAAAGAGACTGGCTTGTAGTCGCGCTCAATCTCCCAGTCTGCCGGCCCGAAGTCGGAGCGGCCCATGGTGCTGAGGTTGAGCAGCACGAACACCTCGTTGGCGCCATGGATGCCTGCGTTCGCCTCGGTGCCAAGCCGGCCGCGCAGCAGGTCGCTCAGTTCATAGGTGTTGGCGCCTACCAGGGTAGCCGTGGCGAACTGCGCTATCTCGCCGTTCTGGCCGTCCTCGTCGCCAAGCCAGAATGCGTTTGCGCCGTTGAGAACCTGCGCTTCGGTCACGCTTTCGAGGGTATGGCTCGTGTACTGCATCACGACCGTCAACGTGTTTCCGCGATCCCAGTAGGCGGTCGGCCCGGATGGCAAGGCAGACGCAACGTCGCCAATGCGCGTCCTGACAATCACGTCTGACATGTTGGTATAAGTCGTGCCGCCGTCAGATGAGCGCAGGATGTTAGCCCCGCGCCAGCCAGTACTTGGCGCGGTGACCGCCCAGTAGAACCCGCTATTGTCGTCGAGGTCGCGAAGGATCGGCGCGTCCATCAGTATCAATCGAGTGGCGCCGGGGAACCGCACGCTGTTATCTGGCAGCCGGCCGGCAGTACCTTCGGCGGTCGAGTTGTACAGTTCAGGGTCGTCGCGCTGCACCTCGGCCTCAATCACGCCATTGTCGCCGCGGTTCATGCGCAGCAGCTTGTAAGGCACAACCTGATCGGACACTTGGATGCCCAGCACGTCGCCAGGATCTCGCCTTACCCATGTGTCATCAACCTTGAACGTTGCCGACTTGCGCGCCGCCCAGGGCGACCACAACAGGCGGTCGGCAATGCGCCGGCCATCATCAACCGTCAGCGTAAGAGGGAACTGCACCGACTCGAGGTTCTCGGTTGCACCTTGGTCGCGAATGGCGCGCTGCGAGTTGACCTGATAATCAAGCGCAGGATCGGCAAAGCTTACCGTCATCTGCTTTGGAAGTTCGACGGTGGATAGCGTGCTGTGCCGGATTGGGTCGGTCGGGTTTTCGTTGGCTTGGCGGGCGCCCATCTGGTCAATCGAGATAGTGGCCTTCATCCCGCGCGCGCGCTTGACGAAACGGATCTGCCCGCGCTGCTCGGCCATATCGAAGTGGTATGCCATGCCGAGCGGGGCGATTGCACCTGAGCCGTTCGATGGCCTGGCGATCACGTAGCCGCTGACAAGATCCGTCAGGCCGATCACTGATGTATTGTCCACACCAGCGCGCCCGCAAATGTCGTGCACTACCTGGCTCAGTGCAATTGTGGTGTCTGCCTCCAGCTCAACCTCAACGTTTGGAAGGCGATTGCCGAAGTCAGCGAGTTGCAGGTTTTTGAACGATGCGTGACAAATGCCACGGTATGCCGGCACAGCGCCGACACCCTCAATGGCCTCAACCATAGCATCAGCAATCTGAGTCGTGGTGCCTGGCCAGAAATGAAGCTCATCGAAGACCACGTGAGTGCCGTATGCCTTGGTAACGAGTACGCCGTTGACGGCATCGTATGCAGGCAGCGCAATGGTCGCGTCTGCGATGTTGTAGACCAGCTTGTTGTTCATCCAGACGCGGCGGATCTGCCGGCCCTGGCGACCCATGATCGACATGTCGAACGACAGGCTGTAGGTGTACGTGGTGCTGGTCGATCCTCCGCTACCACCCTTTCCGCCCGACTCTTCCTCGTTCTCTGTTTCAATCAGGCCAGTTGACCAAATGACGTTGCCTGACAGCCGAGTGTTTGGGCCATACGCTAGCGTTATCGGATCACCATATGTTGACGTGATGACCTTTTTGTCATCGAGCCGCGGGCCTTCGACGTTCGGGCCGGATGGAGGATCAATCAGCCCGCCCAGGCTGTAGCCAATAGAGAACCCCTGGAATGCACCTGCCGGGCCGCCCACGAAAAAGCCGATGACGCCGCCAACGACGCCACCGACAATTTGACCAGCAGAAGAATCACTCATTGGTCAGCCCCGGATATCTCCACCAAGATGATACCCGATCTGACCACTCAAGGCTTAGGCTGTGCTCGACTACGCGCTTGGCGTGGCTCAGAGAATGGATGATCGTCTGTCCGCGCTCGCCGTCAGCCAGAATGGCCAGATGCATAGGCATGTCCTCGCGCCACTGGATCCACGCAATGTCCCCCGGCAACTGCTGGCCGGCCTCAATTGGCTCCAGAAACGTACGCATCCCTTCGGCCATCCGGCGCGGACTCGGCAGGCGGCCATAGGCATTAAACCGTTTCCACTCGGCATGCAGCGGCGGCAGCACGTCGCACGCAAAGCCAACGCCACGGATGAGCCCCACGCAATCCACGCCCACGCCGATCAACGCCGCCTGATGGTGATAGGGAGTCGCCAACCAGCGGCGGGCCTCTGCGACTATCTCAGCGCGCTTGTCCATGGCTACCCCTTGGCGTCTGGTGATGCAAGGATGCTGTCGCCGCCAGGCACCATCGGGAACCCGCCGAAGTCCAGCATGTCGGCGTTGAACACAAGATGATCGGCGGTTGATTTGTCGCATCCTGGCGTTGCATCGTAGGTATCGCCAAGCGCAATCGGGAATAGCAGCGCTTCCCACAGGATGAACTGGCCGGCGACGAAATCTTTTATCTCCGAGATTGCGCCAGCGTTTGGCCCTCCAGTCCAGACCAGCCGGCCAAGGCTGAAGTAAGTGTCTGCCTCGGCACGCGTGCTGTCTGTGAATATCCGGCGCGTGGCGCTGGTGGATGCGTTCGGGATCGCAGTGCTTGTGACACTACCGGATACCGTTAGCGGGGCAAGATCAACCGGACAGCGCGAGTCCACCGAATTGCCGAAGCCATACCGGCAGGATGGCGTGTAGGTTTCGAGCAGTGCGCGCTGCTGAAGCTGTGCGCCAGGCGTCAGAATCTCCTGGCTGAAACTTGTCTCGCCGTGACCATTAGCCCCGGTCACGCCACCCATGAGGCGGAACGGAATTTCCCCGCCTGAGTTATCCCACGGCACCATCCACACTTCAATGTTCGCGCCATCGAACAGGCCATTGTAAAGGTCTGCCTCGCTCACCCCGCCATCTGACAGGATGCCCTGCAACTCCATGTTGCCGGTTACGCCAACGATTGTGGAGAGCTCAACAGCGGAAGCCGCCAGACTGTTGCACGGCTCATGCACGATTCCGCGAAACGTCAGCGGGCGGTCAAGGGACGTAAAGGCATACACTTCGCCATCAGTGCGCGTGATCGTCCAGCACTGCGCCCAGCGCGTCAGGCAGTTGACTTGATCGGCGAGTACCAGCGCGGCCACTTGGGTGATGCGCGTGCCTGCTTCGAATTCTGCCAGAGCAAGCAAAGTCGCCTGCGTCAAGCGCGCCTCTTCAGACTGCGGCTCGCCCAGCACTAGCAATGCGGCCTGCGTTATGCGGGCCATCGTATCAACGCCTTCCTCTCCAAGTACCAGCATGGCAAGTTGCGTCATGCGTGCGTCAGCTTCCGGCGCGTCCAGCACAAGCATGGCCGCCTGAGTCATGCGTACTGCTGGCGATACCGGGAATACCGCGTCATCGCCAGCAGTACCAACGGCCACGGCATCATAATCCCGTATACCAGTTGTTGCGATATTGCCGACGCCAAACCAGCCAGCGCCTGCAATGGTTGAATCAGTGCGCTCTATCGTCCATGTGGACGGCTCTTGGTCGTGATCGCCAATCCAAATTTTTGCTTTTAGTGCATCCGCCCGCGCTTGAAAGCGAAGCCAATACCATTGGTTTGCGAGGATGTTTCCGAAGCTTACCGATGCGCCAATCGCGGACAGTGTCCCCGCATTTAGCAATGATATTTGGACTTGATTGCCGGTGTTGTTTCGGAACAGATAGCCGGTTTCAGTTGCTGCGCCGCCTGACGCGCGGAGAATCAGCGAAAACTGATCGGCTGCTACAGTTGCGGACGTGCGAAACCGAACAAGAAGTTCGGTGTTTGTGTCGCTGCCAGATGCGGGCGTATCCCATGACAGCAGTCGGCGCGCCGTAGTGGTGCGAGTATGCTCTAAGTGCTTGCCGCGTATATCGTTTGCGGCGTCTTCCTGTACCGCCCACGTTTCGCCGGTCGTGACCCATCGCGACGTCCAGTCGCTTGGCTGGACGCCGGTTGTGTATCCTTCGAAATACGTATAATCCTGCGCCATGGTTATGCCGTCCGGTCGGCTTTAATCAACAGCGCGTCAACCTCCGATACAGTGAAAGGCGCAGCGCTTGCCGGGTCTATTTCGAAAACATCTTGCCTGTAGGTATAAATCTCGGTCATTGGCGTGTCGGTGCCTGCGGTTTCCGACGCGCCACTGATTACCGACATTTGCACGTTCGCCACACCAGCCTCTGTTTTGCGGCTCATGTTTACCAGCACCACACCGCTGATTGCGCTGATGCCAGCAGGCAGATTATCCATGCCAAATTCGGATGTTGGCGTTGGCGATCCAGGCAGCCCGGCAGAGATATAGGTAGTGTCGCCGTCCGGGCTTGCCTCATCGATAGCGCCGAACCCAGTCGCCGACCCGACAGGCGTCCAATCGGCCTGGATGGTATCGGCAGTCGGGAACAGCGTTATCACTCTGCGGTCGCCGAGGAACGAGTTGTTGAAGCTTCCGGTACCGTCGTAGCAGAATACGTCATCGATAAACCCTGTCGATCCGCCGCTACCAACCGCACCACCAATCCCAACTTGGCTGGACTCAACTAATGCAGAGGCCACAGTATCCAGTCCGGTCAGGCTAAGAACGGTGACTCCGTTTACGCGAACCTCCACCGTTCCAACTGTCTGACTGAAGAAAACAACGCATTCGACGTGCTGATATGCCTCTGCGGTTATCACAGGGGACGCTGTTACCCCAAGCAGCGTTCCGGCATTTATTGTGCCGCGATACGCCGAAATTGTCCCGGTTGTGTCGGTGCCGATAGCTACCTGCACCGTATTAGACGCGTCCCTGAAATCAAACAGCCGAGCTACGCGTGGCGTGCCTGGCAATGCGGTGTAATAAAATGCAGCCCCTACGCCAACGGTAGTTTTTGCGCCACCCAAAACGCGACGGAGAAACGCTGCGGTAGCCGGCCACGCCATGGAATAAGTGCCGGTTCGCGGGTTGCTGGTGGACAGCGTCCATCCCGCACCGCTGACCTCGGCCCACGCGCCTTCGGTCAAGTTTCCGAGAACGCCGTAGTGGTCCCAGCCGTCACACCATAAAAGCATAAGTCACCCCATCAATCACACGGCCGAACCTCAACGAACGTAATGTTCGCGAAACCGCCAAGGCCAAAAGTTTGGACGATGCCATCAAATGCATCGTCTGATTCAAAGCGTACTTCTACGTCATACAGATAGCCGGCCCGGATGATTTGCCCTGGGCTCGGCGCGTAGCTGAATTCTATCTC